TTGCTCAACAGAAGTTTAGTGGTGGAGCAACTACTCAATTTAATTTAGGCGGTAAAGGCAAAGGGGCAGGCGGTAACGGACTTCTTGCCGGTGCTGAATTTGGTTCTAAAAATCATCCTCAGTTTGCTCCAAGAACAGCCAGATTTGGCAAGCGTGGTAATGCTGGATATTTCATTTATCCTACTTTAAGAGCTAATCAGGCAGAGATTATTGCTAAGTGGGAAGAAGCATTTTCTAAAATTGTCAAGGAATGGGATAAGTAATGGCTGGTTCTAGAACCCTTAAACTTTCGATCCTTGCGGATATTGATAACCTTACAAAAAACCTTAACAAAGGTGAAGTTGAAGTTCAAACTTTTGGCGATAAGATTTCCAAGTTTGGCAAAATTGCTGGCGCTGCCTTCTTAGCTGCTGGCGCTGCTGCTGCTGTCTATGCTGGCAAGTTAGCAGTAGAGGGTGTTAAATCTGCTATTGAAGATGAAGCTGCCCAGGCTAAGTTAGCGGCTACTCTTAGAAATGTTACTGGGGCGACAGATGCCCAAATTGCTGCAACAGAGGATTATGTTCTCAAGCAATCTTTGCTATTCGGTATCACAGACGATCAGCTTCGTCCATCCTTAGATCGACTTACTCGCGCTACAGGCGATGTTACTAAAGCACAGAAACTTCAATCCATTGCAATCGATATTGCTGCCGGTACTGGCAAGAGCCTACAGGCGGTCACAGAAAGCCTCTCAAAGGCCCAGGAAGGCAACTTAGCCGGGCTTTCAAGGCTTGGGGTAGGTCTTACTAAGGCTGAACTTAAAACCCTTGATTTCGAGCAGATAACAGCCAAACTAGCTGCAACCTTTGAAGGGCAAGCAACTATCCAGGCAGATACCTTTCAAGGAAAGATGGCTCGCCTATCTATAGCCTTTGATGAAGCTAAGGAAACAGTCGGGGCATTTATTCTCGATGCTATTACTCCTTTGGTTGAAAACATTGTTAAGTATGTAGTTCCTGCCATTACAGCCTTTGTTGAAGGCTTTGAAGGTGGAAGCGGACTTAAGAACGCATTTACTGAAATAGCAAGAGTTGCTCAGACTATCTTGGTTCCAATCTTTGAAGGTCTCCAAAAGATTTTTAACAGTATTAAAAAAGCGGTTATGGATAATGAAGAGGCATTTAGAGGTCTATGGTCATTTCTTAAAAATTTCCTAGCACCATTCTTAGGCGGTGCTTTTAAAGTAGCGTTTGAGGTAATTGCATTTGTTATAAATGAAGCCCTAGATGCCGTTGGAAAACTAATCAGAGCATTTCAGCTTCTATTTGAAGCAGGCAACAAAGTAAAGAATTTCTTAGGCTTTGGCGGTGCAAGCAATGCTTCTAATGCAAGTTTGGCAAGCCCTGGCATTCAAAACGCCCCATTCGTTCCAATGGCTCCAAGTGGCGGATACTCTGGTCAGGCGGTTAGTTTTAACAACAACATTACAGTCAATGGAGCCATCGATTCAGAGTCAACAGCTCGACAGATCGTTGAAGTTCTAAATCAATCTTCATATCGTGGAACTTTGGGTGCTGGTGCTTTTGCATGACAATATGGACTCCAGAATATGCAGTTGAGGTCAATGGGCTTGGAGATGTCACAGATCTAACAATTGCTGATCTAACTATTACCTCAGGTCGATCAGACATTTATTCTCAGCCTGTTGCAGGATATACCCGTTTTACCATTCTAAACCTAGATCAATCTGCTACAGGATTTGATGTTAATGATTCAGTAGTTATCAAGGTCAAAGACTCAACTGGCACTTACATCCCTATCTTTGGCGGAGATGTTACAGATATTGATGTAACGGTCAGAACGGGCGAACCAGCCATTACTCAAGCTATTACCATTACAGCGCTAGGGGCTTTATCTAAACTTCCTAAAACCTTAACTGAGGGCGTGTTGGCTAAGGCTAACGATGGCGATCAAATCTATGAAATTTTATCTGCTCTATTGTTTAATCAATGGAATCAAGTTCCAGCAGCAGAAACATGGGCATCCTATGATGCAACAACTACTTGGGCTAATGCTGAGAACTCTGGTCTAGGAGAAATTGATCGCCCCGGGGATTATGAACTTACTGCTCGATCTGCTAGTACTACAGATGTCTATAGCCTTGTTGCAGGACTAGCTCGTTCAGGGCTTGGATACATCTACGAGGATTCAGCCGGGCGTATCGGATATGCAGACAGCACACATCGCGCTCAATACTTAGCAGCTAATGGTTATGCCTATGTCGATGCAGGTTGGGCTTATGCAGCAGGTATTGCCACATCAAGGCGCTTGGGTGATTTACGCAATGAAGTCACAATTACCTATAAAAATAGTCAACAAGAAACTGCATCCGATGCTACATCAATTGCGACTTATGGATATCAGGCACAAAACATTCAAACAAGCATTGAACTTAAAGCCGATGCAGAAGATCAGGCAGCCTTTTATTTAGCAATTCGTGCCTTTCCTCAGGATCAATTTAAGGCGATTACCTTTCCATTGACTAACCCTAATATCCCAGATGCATCACGCGATCAGGCTTTAAATATATTCATGGGCTTGCCTCTGGACATTGAGGACTTGCCACTAAACATTGCTGATGGTCGGTACCAAGGCTTTGTTGAGGGCTGGACTTGGACTAGCCGATTTAACGCTTTGGATTTGACAGTTATTGTTTCGCCAGTTGCTTTCAGCTTGCAGGCGTTTAGATGGAACAATGTACCAATTACGGAATCATGGAACACAATAAGTCCTACTTTGGACTGGAATAACGCTACAATAGTAGCCTAATCAAGGAGAATAGATGGCAACGACTACAAACTACGCTTGGGAAACCCCAGACGATACAGACCTAGTTAAGGATGGCGCTGCCGCTATTCGCACGCTTGGTTCTTCTATTGACACCACTACCAAAGCTTTAAACCCTTCAACGACTCTCGGAGATATTGAATACCGTTCTGCAACGGCTAACACAAACACTCGTTTAGGAATTGGAAGTACTGGTAATGTTTTAACTGTTGCTGGTGGAGTTCCAACCTGGGCTGCTCCTGCTGGCGCTGGTGCTTCTTGGACTTTATTAAATACAGGTGGCACAGCATTAACAGGTGCAACAACTATTACTGTTTCAGGTATTAGTGGACAGAATCAACTGTTTATTGTTTATGAAGATGCCAGTACTACAAGCGCTGCTGAGTCAATGTTCACTCTTAGATTCAATGCAGATAGTACAACTAAGTATAATGTTTTTGGAAGTCAAAGGTCTTTTAGTGTTGGTTACAGTAGAGACGCTGCAGAACAAAGCACAAAAGGACAAGATACAGGACAAACTGAAATAGTTTTGGGAAGAATGTCTGCAAGTGCATCTGCTAGTGTGTCTGGATATTGTCAAGTTAGTGGCACAAATACTGCAAATCCTAAAATTTTCAATCAAGTTTCGGGTGTGGATGTCAGCAGCGCTAATAATAGTTTTTCAAGAAACACTGGCGGTTATTATACTGGCACTAGCACAATTTCAAGTGTTTCAATTATTTCTGATAATGGTAATTTTGATGCTGGCACAATCTTTATCTATGGAAGCGCGGTTTAATTATGAAAATCAAAGAAAAAACATTTGACATTCAAACAGGCGAAGAAACAATTACAGAGCGAGACGAAACGGCTGCTGAAACAAAAGCGCGTTTAGATAATGCAAAAGAAATAGCAGCACGAAAAGCACAAGAGGAAGCAAAGGCAACTGCTCGCGCAGACATTCTTAATCGCTTGGGTTTAACTGCTGATGAAGCTGCAATCTTACTTGGATGAAAGCTCGACTTAGTAAATCTGTAATCCAGTTTAGAGAGCAGGCAGACGATGCTTATCCTGACAGAGACCGTCGTTCTGACGGAACCTACGGTGATGCACGGCACTCAACCAAAAAGAGCGATCACAACCCTTGCCCTCATACAGGGTTCGTCCGTGCTTTCGATCTCGATACTTCTCTCGATGGGAAAAATGCCACAGCTCATTACCTTGCCGATCAGATACGAGCTCACGCCAAAACAGATAAGCGAATTGCATATGTCATATTTAATAAGCGAATTGCGAGCAAAAGAAGCCTCTGGCGTTGGGTCAAATATCGGGGCACAAATCCGCACATTCAACACATTCACATCAGCTTCACAAAGGCTGGCGATGAAGATCGTTCGTTTTTTCAAATCCCACTTCTAGGAGGCAAAGCATGAAACTAAAGAACCCACTATTCCTCGCAGCAGGAGCATTCTTAGCTGCATGGTCAGCAACTAACTTTGATATCGATTACCGTGCCATCCTTTGGTCAGTACTGTCAGGCATATTTGGATATGCAACACCAAAAAGATAATGACTGTGGAGGACATGGCGGTTCTTGCTGTTGCTGCTACGACCGTTATTGGTTCATTTATTGGCTCGGTGCGGTGGTTAGTAAAGCACTACCTTCAAGAACTAAAGCCAAATAGTGGCTCATCGATGCGCGATCAAATAAATCTATTAGAGGCGCGTGTCGAAACCATCCTTCGTATCTTAGAGAAGTGACAATTAAGACATGGCAAGAAAAAAGGTTATTGACCTAGACACTTACACAGCTCTTGATGCTTGGGCAATTTCCCTGCAAGAGATGTATCGAGCATTGCGTAGAGCAGGCATGGATGTTGATTTAGCATTAGCAATCATCATTGAGCCAACAGCTTATCCTGGGTGGATCTTGCCATCTCCAGTCGATCCAGAAAGGTTCGGCGATTACGAAGATGAGGATGACGATTAAGCGAATTGTTATTTTGAGTGATCTTCAAGTCCCTTTTGAAGATGTACATGTAACACGCAACATCTCTAAATTTTTAGCAACCTTCAAGCCAGATCAAACCGTCACCATTGGCGATGAGATAGATTTCCAGACAATAAGCAAGTGGTCAGATGGAACTCCAGGAGCCTACGAGCAAACCCTGGGCGATGATCGTGATCGCTGTGTCGAGCTTCTATGGGAACTGGGCGTAACTGACTGCATTAGGTCAAATCATACAGATCGCTTATACAACATCATTATGAAGAAGATACCTAGTTTCCTATCTTTGCCGGAATTACGGTTTGAAAAATTCATGAAGTTTGATGAGCTTGGGATTACATTTTGGAAGAAGCCCATGCCACTAGCTCCTAATTGGGTGGCGGTTCATGGGGATCACACACCTATTAAGTCACAGGGCGGTTTAAGCGCAATGGAAGCTGCTAGGCGTACAGGTTCGAATATTATCTCTGGACACACTCACAGAGCAGGGCGTACATCCTTCTCAGAAGCCATAGGAGGCCGTTTGGGGCGTGTTCTCCATGGTGTTGAGGTAGGCAACCTAATGGACTTCAAACAAGCCGCATATACCCGAGGAACGGCTAATTGGCAACAGGCTTTTGCGATTATGTACATTCATGGCAAAAATGTCCAAGTTGATCTAATTTACATAGAGAAGAACGGCACATTTATAGTCAACGGTAAGGTCTATGGACGACCTCGTTAGAGACTTAGTACCTCTCAGGCGCTCAATCGATAACGCAGTCGATGATGCAGAATCGTTACCGTTTCGTTATCAAAAGAAAGCCAAATAGTCTGATATTTGTGGTTCACTAATCCTGTAGCCAGCCGAGTGTGTTGGCACAAGGGAGCAAGATGAAAACAACGATAGGCACAAAAGAAGCTGCAATACAATATGCACAAAGAGGATGGGCAGTAATGCCATTGAAAAGCAAGAAAAAAGACCCTCATTTTGATTTGATTAAAAATGCTTATTTAGGCGCTACTACAGATGAAGCTCTAATTGATTTTTGGTTTGATGTTGATCCAACAGCCAATATTGGTATTGCTTGCATAACATCTGATCTGGTTGTTTTTGATGTTGATTTTAGAAATGGTGGAGAAGTTCTAAAAGAGTTTGGTCAGACTTACACAGTCCAGACCGGTGATGGATTTCATTACTACTACCAGGCAAGTTCTTCATTATCATTTAGAGGATCACTTCAAGACGGCATAGATATTAAGCACAAAGGATATGTTGCTGCTGCGCCATCAATCCATCCTAACGGCAAGATTTACACAGTAATTAACGATATTGAACCAGCAATGATTTCTGCTGAATTATTAGAAATGGGAGCAAAATGACAGACAATCAAATAATTGGAGCAGCTTTACTTTTGTTTCCAATATTGGTAGGAATAATCTATGCTCATGTATCAGAAGGTAATTACAACAAAGGATTTCGCGAGGGTTACCATCGAGGCAGGGCAGTCAATCGCCAAGAATTTTGGCAAGAATGAAAGCCCGTGAAGTCCTACAAAGTGCAACAGCAGTCATGCAAGATCGTGGTGCAATCTACGGTCATCCGAAAATCAACCAAGATCGGATCGCTAGGAGACTTACCAATTTACTTGATTTCCCAATCGAGGACTACCAAGCTTGCCTTGCAATGGTCGAGGTCAAGCTCTCAAGAATCCAAGAAAGCCCCGGGCATCTTGATTCCTACATAGATGCTTGCGCGTATTTGGCGCTAGCTTGTGAACTAAAAACCGAGGAGAATGAATTATATGTTTAACCTAGCCGATTATGAACCAGTAGAGGTGAGACTTGAGAAATTTATTAAGGACTATCCAGATTTTCGTATTTCAACTGAATTGGAAGTTATCGAGAGTAATCGATATGTTGTTAAGGCGTATCTATTCAAAACTGCTACAGATGGTGTTGCGTGGGCAACTGGGCTGGCTGAAGAGACAGTTACTAGTCGAGGCGTTAATCAGACTTCAGCATTGGAGAATTGTGAAACTTCGGCGATCGGCAGAGCGCTTGCAAATGCAGGTTATGCTCCTAAGGGAAAGCGCCCAAGTCGCGAAGAAATGACAAAGGTAGTCAAAGCTCCTGCTCCTAAGGTTGAGAAGGATTATTGGACTACACCATTTGGTGAACAGGATGAATTTACAAAAGAAGTGCCAGCGCCTGTAACGATCGATCAAGCTGTTAATACAGTTGCAGAAATATTGGGAACTGAGAAGATAGTTCCCAGCTGTAAGCATGGAGATAGAGAGTTTAAGGATGGCAACAAAAATGGCAGGGCATGGGGTGGTTACTTCTGCCGGCATATTGGAGTTGGTGGATCAGAGCCTAAGTGTCCGACAATTTGGTATCAATTAAGTAGCCAGGGAACATGGGAACCACAGAAGGCGAGAGCATAATGGGTTACATCGAGATACATAATGCAGATGGATTAGGTGGTTGGGTCAACTTTGATGACATTCCATTCATTGAGATTATTAACTGCCAGTTATGCAATGAGCCAACAGAAGCTAGAGATATTGTTGCTAACATAGTAATCAAGGATGAACAGCCTTCTGTCGGTGCTTGGCAATGCCGTAAATGTCATGCGGTAAATGGCTAACTCAAGAAGAGCGAGAGGTTTTCGCACAGAGCGTGTTGTAGCTGAGTACCTATCGACTTGGTGGCAAGGCGCATGTGTGGGAAGGGGTAGTGGCAAAGATATTGTCAATGTACCGTTTGACTGTGAAGTTAAAGCAAGGGTTGGTTTTCAGCCATTGGCGTACATGAAGCAATTAAAAGCTCGAACATCCATTTCTGGGGAGTTGGGTTTCGGGGTATTACGGCTAAACGGACAAGGTGAGGATCCGCGTGACTATGCCGCGATCATTCGTTTAGAGGATCTATTGCCACTACTCATATTAAAATACGGTCACTTAGACAAAGAACCCACAGAATCAGACATCGACCGTTGCTCTGGATGTGGGTCATATATGATCAGGAGATGCTTAACTTGCCAGCCTATGACTACAAATGTTCCAGATGCAATCTCAATCAAGAAGTCAATCATGGATGGCACAATCGACCAGTAGTGTTATGTAACTATTGCAATGAACCAATGACAAAGATCATTACAGCTAATCCAATTCACTTTAAGGGCAAAGGATGGGGCAAGGACTAAACAACACGCCGTCTGACCAGCACTTATAGTTAGGAGTTTGACATGAATGGTACTCTCAGGGCTAGTGCCCATAAGGGGCACAGGGCGAGCCGCTTGCGGATAGCTCGCACGGTAGCCATCGCTATTGGGATAACTCTATTATCAC